GGCGTGAAGTGCGCCAGGTGCGCGGGTATCGCGCTCACCGGACATTCGTCGTGTGCTCCCTGTGAGGGGAACGCGTACGAGTCGTGAAGTTTCCTCCACACTTCTGGGTAAAACTCGTCAAGTTCGGGCAGATGGATGGCTCCCAACTCCTGGATTGCGTCCAGGCGGGCTTCCACCGCAAGCTGCACGTCAGGGCTGATGCCGTAAAGTCGGTAGACGAGATCTCGGGTCTCGGCCACCGGCTCCACGAACCGGCTCTGGTACTCAAGTGCTTCCTCCAGCCTTTTCCTCTCAAACAGGTCCAAGTGTTTCCACGCTCGTCGTAGATCCGCACCCTCCGTTAGCCGTAGGAGCAGAGCACTGTAGCGCCACAAGATAGGGCAGCTTGGCATCTGATAAGCTAGGGAGATTGCGCGAGAGCGAAGGAGAGAGTTACGGAGTTTCGGGCCCATTCCGACGTGGGGGGCCTTCGACCAACCAGTCTTTAGCATGGCCCACACGGGGTCACGCACCAACTGATCGGGGACAGCGAACAGCATACCGCAAAAGGATCCGTCGCCAACTTCTTCCTTAACGATGATTTTACACCGCAGTCCAATCTTTTCAAACATGGCCTGAGTTAAATCGCATCCTGGATTTTCTTTCATCAGGTATGAAAGGGAAACCACATTGGCCCAACCGTTGCCAAGGGAAGTGTGCATGTCGCCAGACATACGTTTTCCCCGCACGCGGAAGGTCAACCCCTTCATTTTGCCCGTGTTGACGGACCACCATGTGGATTTCATGAGACGCAGCAACGCTCTCCTGTCTGGCAGGTTTTGTGTCATATATTCGAACAAGGGTTTTTCAACGGCCTCCAAGAAGTCGAGAGTGAACGAACTCTCGTAGGAGGTGTAGTCAGTGAAGTAATATTTGCCGTTGTGATAAAACACGGCATCGTCTCCTTCAACTAAACCTTGAATGATGCAGACAAGCCCGCCGGGACGGCCCTCTCGAATGTGATTCATGAGGACCTCAGGGAGTTCGTTTGGTCGTATGTGCTTGGCGAACTCGGGGCGTGAGAAGACGGCGTCTTCAATTGCCTTACAGATAGGTCCGAGTAGGGCCTTCAACAGGGGTTTGCGAGCGTTAATGATCCGAAGATGCTTGACTTCAGGATATGGTTCATCCTTTCCGAAAGATCCACAGGCCTTGGAGCGTTTTGCATGCTCCACGCCGGGTTCTCTCTCGTCGTAGTCACTCTGAATTTTCGCGGCCTCGCGCGCTGTGTAGTAGGTCCTACTCAACCAGGTCTCGACACTAAGATCAGTGTCGGCCGCCAATGGCTGTAGAATTTTAGCGATCAGGTCGATCGTGTATGCACGCAGCTTATGCTTTTCAGCTGCGGCGATTGCCGGCGTCTCACAGGCAAACCTGTGTGTGACTCCGGCAAGCTGGGTCATAGGGTCTTTAGCGTCCGCGAACATAGGGACGACACCAGCCAGTGGAGCACCTAAACTCTCA